ACCAATTCTTTCTGTACCAGCAACTGTTCTAATACCATCTGCAGATAAGAATAACAAGTCACCACTTACCTCTTGAATAGAATGATGTGCTATTGTACCAACGTTCTTTGCTACTTCAGCTAATGCAAAATTACTAGAACTTGTTCCTGTTATTTTAAAAATCTTTCTTTGGCAAAATATATATAACTCATCCCTAAATACTTTTAATCCTGTTACAACATCACCAACCTTTATTTCACCAGCACTAGAATCAAAATCATCTTCTGTAAATGGTCCTGAAAAAATAACACTATGTGTAGAATTAGACATACCACCATAAAACATATGATTAGCAAATGATTTTACATATTTAGGATTAGTAGGTGCAGTACCACCACCTGTTGCATTTATAATATTTATCAAAATCATAAGTATAAGTTGTACCTTTACTTGTTGCTCTTGATGTCCAAGATCCAGATGTAGTTCCAGTATAAACTGTCCCACCTCTTGCTGCAACTATAATATTATTAAATATTGCAGACATCTGAATTCTTTCTGTTGATGAAGAAACTTGAGTTACTATAGTAGAATTATATTTTTCTGTACCATTTAATCTTCTATATCCACCTTCTACTGATGGTTCAAAATTAGTTAATTGTAGAGCTTCACCAGGCTGCATATTATATACATCCTTATTAAGTATTAATCCTCCACCACAACTTGCTGTGTATGGGGCGATTAGTGAAGTATCTGTCCCAGCCATAATTTACTAAGATCTCATTTGAAAAAGTTCTGCATCAATTTCTTTAATTTTATCAAAATCACCTTTAGATTCAGCTTCTTCTTTTAATTGCATTAATTGTTTAATTCTACTTTTATCTAACTCTGCAACTTCTATTGTTTGAGCTTTATATTTTTCATTTTTATTATTTTTAGGATGTTCATTTAGATAATTTTTTTCTTCTGATTTAATTTCCATTTATCCTCCTAAGATACTAATCTTCCTATATTTGTAGCAATAGTTTCTGTAACTACATCAGTTCTCATATAATCTGCTGCATGAGTTCCATAATCTACTTTTAATAATTTTAATTTTCTTTGATAATCTCTATCTGCTAGCTGTGCATGTTGTGGATCTGATCTTAACATATATACATAATATTTAGCTCTATCTACTATTAAAGAACTAAACCTATCAGGTAATCCCATATTATCTCCATGTGCAGATAAGTCTGTATGTGTTGTATAATAATCATAACTAACTGTGTACTCACCTTCTCCTGGTATAGGACTTAAAATAAAAGAACTATAATCAGGTTTTTTAATAACTCTTAAAGGTATACCATATGCACTACTTGCATTAACATCATCAGCAGGTTTATATGATTGTAGATATGTATCATATGTAGCACTAGCTAATTTTCTTGGTGCAATATCACTTCTAGATACTCTTATATAATCTACATCTAATTGAACACCATCTGATTCTACATATACATAAGATGTTGTTGCTGTAGCAGTAAAAGTTGTATCTAAAATATTACCTTCACCAAAATTAGTTACACCAATTGTTGTATTTAAATTCTGTGTTCCACCTGCAGAAGTTCCTACTCTTACTATTAAAGTAGTAGCAGAACTATTTGGACTAAGAACTCTAACTTGTATTCTATAAGTTTTATTTTTTACAGTAGAAATAGATTGATAAGCTGCTGCATCATTTAAATTTAATCTACCATTTCCACTACTTGTATGGGATGGTGATCCATCACCAGTAGTCCAACTAGTTATATTAGAAGCAAATTCTCCATTAGTAATTAATTCTGTTGGCTTTAAAAAAAAAGACTCAAAGTCTACTCTACGCATATCTGATGGAAAGTCATATTCTCCATCACCCGTAGTAAGAGCTTGAGTCGTTGTTGTATGTAATAGAGGAAGTTCAGCACCTTCATTATAAATATCATGAATAGATTTATTTATAAAATCTTTAACAGCAGTTTGAATACCTCTACTACTAGAGAATGTAGTTGAAGTTAATTCAACTTCATTTAATTCTCTTAAAATTCTATTTGATAATACTAAGTAAGTTGTTGCCATTATTTATTCTTTTTTAAACCTATATTTATTGGTATAACTTTAAGTTTATTTTTTTTAATAATGTTACTAATTCCTGGATATTTACTAGATTTACCTTTGTATAATACTCCACCTTTACCAAAGTGTTCAGCAACAGTAGATTTTTTATCTATCTTAGCAACTTTAATATTATTATCTGTTTTATTAGAATAGTTTTTTTTCTTATTACTATCAGTTAAAGACATTATTCTTCCTCTTTGTTAATATTATCATGTACCGAATGTTCGTACTTAATTAATAATTGTTTAATTCTAGATTCAGCACTAGATAATTGCTTTTGCAATTCTGAAATCTGCCCTTTAAGTGCAGAGTTATCAGATTTGTATTCTTGAATTACTTCAAGTAGTTGACTTTTCTTTTGAAAGGTCATTAAGTAAATTCACAATGTGATCTAATTTATCACTCTGAGAAGACACTTGTTGTTCTAATTTTGTTACTCTATTTACAAATGATGGGTCTATACCACCACCTAAAGGAGTAATTTTTTGTCCCGTACTTGCAATTTTACCTTTATGGCTAGTTGTTTTTTGTGTTAAAGTATGTGTAACCATTATATCTCCAATTATACGGGGTTTTATTAAGGGGGATATTAATACCCCCCTTAACTTATTTATTTATTAGTTAGTATCAGTTTCACTAACTCCTGATATATCACAAAGAACTGCCCATACTCTGACTTTACCAGCTGTATCTTGTGCTCCAGCTGTTAAAATGTCAATAGTATCTGCTACTTTACATACAAGCATTGCTGCTGCATCTGTAGCATCCATTGGTGCATGTCCTGTTCCTGTTGCATCATAAGCATCAACGAAAGCATCAGGGTCATGATGACCAGCTGTACTTCCAGTAATACCTAAGTCAAAAGTTACTGAGCTAGAAGAAGCAGTTAATACTTCTAAGCCAGCTGCCATAACTAATGTTTCTGCAGGCACATCAATTGCTTGAATGATATCTGCTGCTGCAGGATCGAATGCTGACATATCGATTGTGTTTTCAACTAAGTAAGGTGTTCTACCATTAGACGGATGTCCAGTAGTTCCACCTGCACCTGTTTTATCATGTGTAGCCATAGTCTATCTATTATCCTCCTAATTAACCTATTGTTATAACACCAGAGTAAACTGCATCTGATCTTAGAATTTTTCTTCCAAAAACGTGTAGTCCTCTAACGATGTCTGAGAATGAATC